TCCAGCTGAACTAAGAGCGCATTATCAGATATACTTAACCTTGCTCAAATTGATTCATATAATCATTCATGAGTTTCTTCTGTAACCTTCGAGCTTCTTTCTCCCAAGGTTGATCCCAATACTCTGTATCAGAATGGTCACGACCTTTCCAATGTTGTAAGTTGTGCGCAAGTTCACCTCGAGCAAACTGTTTCACATGAACTAATTCGTGAGCCAATGTCGACATCCAATTCCCATACAACGCGATGTCTATAATAAAATTTCTCGGATCCACGGACTCGCAAAGTCCTTCACTGTGGGAGTTGTCTACGTATAGATTATGATGGAACTTGACATGAATGTTGGTACGGAGTCGATGGATATTCAGTTTCTTACTAAAGAAGTTAACTGCCATCAGTGCCGCGGCCTGTAGATTCTTGTCTAATTGTCCGTCACGTGGACCCGAGAAAAAAGCTGTCATATTAATTACCTATAAAATGAATGCGATTAAAACTAAGATTACTATTAATAAAAATACGTTGTCCCAAATGAATGAGACGGAGCCAATGATTGCCTTGATGATTCCTATACAGAGAGTCAACGTGACAAGCATGGCAACGAGGAGTATTATTAACTCCAAGTAACGCTATCCCAATCTCCTTCATCGTAAGAAGGCTTGAGGTTTAACTCAGTCGAAGCATCAAACTTGTCATCTGAATACAATGCAAAATCTTTCATCTTTGCCAACTTGTTAGCAGCTCTTTCATTCTTTGCCACTTCACGTGCTTCTTTGTTAGCTTCTTGCTTGTCGTACTGCTTCTTCATTTTGGTCAATTCACGCATGACCTTTTCGTATGATGTTAATTTTTTCATTTACACAGTCTCCATCATATTATTAAAGTATTGTTGAACATAAGAGGCAACGGTCTTACGATCACCACCAATATGCCATCTGTAATCAGACTGAGTCTCAGCAGTCAAACCACCGTCATAGTCTTTCCAATTATAAATGGTTAGAGGAAAGATTGAATTGAAGTCGTAATCTTCTACTTGAAGTTCCCACTCAATGTCGACCTTGCCGTCACCAGATGTTTCTGTAATTTGAGGTTTTCCAAAGACTTCTACCAAATCTGCATAACTTGCAGTGATATAACCTTGGAGGCTTGTTGATACCCAGTTTGACCTAGGCTTGATTTTAAAATCTTCTGAATTCATAACAACTCCCATTGTTTTTTCAATTAATACAACCATTATACCATAGTTGTTTCTATATGTCAACCATTATTTTGATAAAATATGAAATTCTTTTGTTCCATTCCTTTATCAATTTATACAACCATTATACCATAGATTCTTTATGATGTCAACTCATTTGTTAGAACATTTAGTTATAACGGATGTACTTTTTATACCCCGTGAGTCATATGTTCGTATGCGTCAGGACAAATATTGATATCATCTCCACAACCGCAGATCTGATCTTCCTCAATTGATGGTGCTCCTACCATGTCTCTAATTTGAGACTCAGACCACCTCTGTTTGCCACCTACGGTGGATTGCTCCGCAAGCAATGTTATTTGTTCGTTTGTTAATCCCATTTGTGTACTCCTTACTTTATTGTTTAAATCTGATAGATCTATTATACAAGGAGTTTGGCCATCTGTCAATAGTTTTGTGAAATTATTTCAGTTTAGCACTCCTTATACAATATATAGATAACTGAAGGTAGTGAAAATAACTATTGACATCATAAAGAAACTACGATATAATGGTACTATAAATTGAAAAGGTGGAAAGGTCAGTAAGGCATGATTCGGAAGGATGCAGGCTCAAACCTTTTTAAATTAACTATTGACATCAACCACGAACTATGGTATAATGGTCGTTGATATGGAGAATAATGATTTGACTAAACAAAACGAACAGTTCAGGATCCTCACAGCTCGACAGCACGTTCGAGAGAGGATCGGTATGTACATGGGTTCAAGTTCTAAAGAGGAGATCGAAAGATTTATCCTTGGAGAATGGAAGAAGGCCACATACGTACCTGCACTATCAAAAATGGTTGACGAAATACTCGACAACTCAATTGATGAAGCAATCCGTACTAACTTCAAGTTTGCTAACAAGATTAATGTATCTATTAATAACAACGAAGTTACGGTCACTGACAACGGTAGAGGTATTCCTCAAGACAAGATCTTTGATGAAGCCACTAACGAAAACATCGCAAGACCTGTAGCAGCATGGACGAAAGTTAATGCAGGTACTTCTTTTGATGATGAACGTGTGACAATCGGTACTAACGGCGTTGGGTCTGCTGCAACCAACTTCCTATCCAAAACATTCACAGGTAAAACATGGTCTAATAAAAAGTCAATACAACTTGACTGTAAAGACGGTGCTGATACTATGAAGGTTAAGACAGGCAGCAAAGCAGGAAACGGTACTGAGGTATCATTTGTTCCTGACTTTGAGTTGTTTGAAGTTGACTCATTGGACCAACTTGATACAATTATATTAATAGAAGATCGACTCATCAGTTTGCAGATGGCATTTCCTGAGATTCAGTTTTCCTTTAATAAAAAGAAGATCATGGTCAACAACTTCAAGAAGTACACTGAAATGTTTTCTGATACAGCAATCATGGAAAAGACAACAAATCTTTCCTACTTCATTGCTCCTTCGGAAGATGGGTTCAGAACTAACAGTTATATCAATGGTGTGAATACAAGACAAGGTGGTACATACGTTGACCACTTTATGAATTCCATTATTGATTCGTTAACTGTCAAAATTAAAAGACGTCATAAGGTCGAAGTATTAAAGACAACGATCAAGAGCGGTATTACCTTTGTGATGTTTGCTCGAAACTTTGTGAATCCTAAATTTGATTCTCAAACAAAAGAACGTCTAACTAATCCAACAGGAAACATCAAGGAACACCTTGAGATCTGTAGAGTAAAGGATGCTGAGTGGCTTGCCAACAAGATTCTTAATACTCCTGATATTATTGACCCAATCATTGAGGCTCAACTTGCGAAGAAGTTAGCGGCTGATAGAAGAGCTGCTACTCTGGCACAGAAAAAGTTACGTAAGGTAAAAGTTGCGAAACATATCTCTGCTAATAAAGATGATGCTACTCTCAAAATTGTGGAAGGTGATTCAGCAATGGGATTCTTGCTTAAGGTAAGGAATCCTGATACGGTTGGTGCGTTTCCACTTCGAGGTGTCATTATGAATACCTGGGATATGAAACCTGCTGAAGTATTAAAGAACAAGGAACTATCAGAATTAGTAGCGGTTCTAGGACTTGATATTAACGATCCAGACTCCGTAGACAATATGACATACAAATATATTGCTACATTAACTGATGCTGACCATGACGGTATAGGACATATATCACCATTGTTAATTGCGTTCTTTTACAAATTTTGGCCTCGCCTGTTATTAGAGAATCGTGTTCAGATTACAAGAACACCAATTATGATCTCAACAAAAGCAAAAGACGTCAAATGGTTTTATACTTATGAAGATGCACATGCGTTTAAAAAGAACGTTGGATATCATCATAGATATATTAAAGGTCTAGGTTCCTTAACTGAAGATGAATACCATGACATTATTAACAAACCTCAGTATGACACTGTTACTGTTGATGATGCTTCGGTATTTCAAATGATGTTTGGAAAAGATTCAAGTTTAAGAAAGGAGTATATGTTCGCATGAATTTAGAAATGTTTACTGAAACGTTGTTGGGTAAAAACTATCCTATCTCACAGGTAGCTGCTAACGAATGGAAATCATTCGCAATGTACACTGTTGAGAGTCGAGCAATTCCTAATATGATTGATGGACTAAAACCTGTTCAAAGGTTCTACCTCTATTCATCATTGAAAAATAGTAAGAAGGAGTTCAAGAAGGTATCTGCAGTTTCTGGTATTATTTCTGACTATGGTTATAATCATGGTGAATCCTCCGCTGCTGGTGCAGGACAGTTAATGGCTGCTGAATGGAATAACAACATTTGCTTAATTGAAGGTCGAGGATCGTTTGGTACTCGATTGGTTCAGGAAGCAGGTGCTCCTCGTTATGTCTATTCGAGAGTCCATGACAATTTCAACAAATACATTAAAGATGTTGATCTGAGTCCAATGCATGAAGATCCTGAACACGAACCACCTGCGTTCTACCTTCCTATACTTCCTTTAGTGTTAGTCAATGGAACCAAAGGTATTGCTACAGGATTCGCTACTAACATCCTTCCACATAATCCAAAAGACTTAAAGAAGGCATGTTTACAGTATTTAGATAAAGGCAAAATAACCACAAAGCCTAAAGTTATGTTTCCTGAGTTTCAAGGAACGGTTGAACAATCCAAAGAAGATCCTACTAAGTATATGGCTTACGGTACTTTTAAACGATCTGGTAAAACAGGCGTTACGATTACCGAGGTACCTTATGGATTTGACAGAGAAGGTTATGTTAAGGTACTTGATAAACTCGAAGAAGATGGAGATATCGTATCTTATGAAGACAAATGTAATAAGGAAGGATTCCGTTTCGAGGTCAAACTCAAACAGTCCTCTGTTAAATGGACAGATATTAAACTTATTGATAAATTTAAACTCAAGAAGCCATTCGCTCAAAACCTAACAGTTATTGATTTTGATGGTAAACTTCGAGAATACATCGATGCTCGAGACCTTATTAAGGACTTTTGCGACTACCGCCTTGGTATTCTGCAGCAGAGAATTGATGCTCGTATCACTGAGTTTAATGAAGAGGTCCGTTGGCTTAATGTTAAAATGGAATTCATTCAAGCAAATATTGACAACCGTATCAAGTTCAAGGATAATTCCAAAGAACAGGTTGTGAATCAGATAATGCAAGAGACGTCGGCGCTGGGAGGTGACACAAACCGATTGCTCGCATTAAGTATCTTAAATTTAACAAAAGAAGAAATTGTTAATCTTATGAAACTAATTGAAGAATCCAAAAAGACATTAAGCTTTTGGCAATCAACCACACCGCAAGAACAATTTAATACAGACCTGGAGAATGTATAATGGAAAGTAAAATAGCAACTGTAGAACTCGACACAAGCGCTTGGATAGATGAAGACGGTCTCGGAGTTTGTGTTTATGTCGGAGAAGGTTGTGAACCCGTCGTAGAAACAACATTTGACTTTGAAACATTAGTAGAGAACCACTTTGAAGGTTATACTATTAACGATAAGATCAGACCGATGGATTTTGCTGATGTTGAAGCAACAGTCATTAAATTAGAACAAATGGCAAAGTATGCTCGCAATATGCTTGAAGATTATACGACCGTAAATTTGTTCGAAGAGGAATAAATAATTGAATAAGATATGGAATATATGGAAATACTCCTTAGGTGGATTTTCCGACGACAAAACAGAACCATACGATAACTATGTTGCTATTGTGAGAACAGTTATTATTGGTGTAAACTTCTTAACGTGCTTTTTTATTATGAGCAATGTAGTTCACAATTGGTAGATCATGGAACAGAAAAATTTAAACTTAAACTTGTTAACTGAAGGATTACCTTTAACCGATGTCCAAACTTTATATCATGAGTTCTTTTATAGAAAAGATTATCAGTGGTGGCGTGACGTTCAGCCTGGCGATATTGTTGTCGATATTGGTGCTTGTGTTGGTTTCTTCGTTTGTCATGCTCTCGATCGTAATGCTGCTAGGATCATTGCTGTTGAACCTTCAAGACCTCATCTTAAAACGCTGATACGAAATATATCAGATTACTTTATAGATCATGGAAAGGTTCCTGTCTTACCTATTGAGGCTGGGATTGGTTCAACCGCAAATCATTTTGCGAATGTCTATTCAGAACATAAAGATTATAGGAAGATGTCATTCTTGGATCTTGTCGTTGATTACGATATACCACGCATTAACTATTTAAAGATTGATTGTGAAGGTGGTGAATACGGTATCTTTACAGAAATGAATATGCCTTATCTTTTAAATAACGTTGACCATATTGCTGTTGAATTTCATATGAACGCCTATCCAGGTTGTGTTCGTCAATGGCAAAAATTCAGAGACGGTCTATTAAGAAACTTTAATGTAGATCAGGTACGATTCCTTGAACATGAAGATAGACAAAAAGCTTATGACGATGAGTTCTTAGCGGCAGGAGACTTTAGTAAATGGAGTTCCTTTATGCTGTTTATTACCAATTCCTGATATACATCATAAACGTATAAGGAAGCTTTTCTTTCCAATCGTCTGCCCATAACCATTCATGCATATTCTCATCTTTGAATAATAGCTTGTCCTTAACTTCTTTTAAGAACGAATCTCTCCACCTTTCAAATACTTTATGAGAATTATATCGGTTACCTAATACAACTCTTATTGCTGTAAATTTAACGTGACTATTAAATAACCATAACATTTCTTTAGACAGTATATTATATTCTGCACCCCATGTATCAACTCTTAAGTAATCTATAATAGGAACTTCAAACCCACTAATGAGTTCGTGTAGATTTAATACTTGCGGTTCAGGTTCTGCACGGTATGATGGATTCTGATACATACTTGAAGAATCAATATCCTTTCCCATCGTAGCACATATAGGATATATACGACTATAAGGTGGGATATCAATCATATGATCTGAAACATTGCTTATCGCTGCACGTAGGATTCTACGATTAGGTTCTATCATATAGACCTTACTTGCACCAGCATCCAATGCTTTCTTGGCAAACATTCCATTTCCTGTACCAATATCTAATACTACGTCAGACGGTTGTATTTCATACCACCAATCGTAATCATATTGCTTGTAGATCTGATGCCACATTGTGCCGATTTCTTCCGGTGTCATACCGGCATAATCAAATTCTTGATTCATTTCCATAACTAATTCCAAAGAGATAAATAAATACTATAAACCATTACAGTTATTTATAGGATTTGAGATGGCAGAAATTATTAACAACTACTTATCACCTTCGAACTTTACGATTAGTATTCAGCGCATACCTAATATTGAGTTCTTTGTTCAGAGCCTGACACTCCCAAGTTTAACGGCAACGCCTACTTCTCGTGAAACTCCTCTGACGACTATGTTTGAAATAAATGATAAGTTACAATACAGCGATTTAGAAATGTCGTTCATTCTCGATGAGAACATGAATAACTATAAAGAAATACTTGAATGGTTAGAAGGTATTAGTGGATCACAATCTCCTAACGATACTAAATCATTAAGTCTTTCAAAATATGGATTTAAATCTGATATCATCGCAACGATTACAAACTCGCATAAAAATCCAAACGTTAAGTTTACTTTCAGAGACTGTTTCCCAACAGCTTTAGGATCGGTTGAACTTAATGTGAATACTCAAGACGTTGCCTACGCTACTTGTAACGTCACAATGCGTTACGATATTTTTACAATGGAACAACTATAAGGGAAAACTATATTATGAATTACGATTTTATTGAAGTAGGAACTTCGGACTTTGAAACCCACATCCAAAACGCAACCGACGATCATGTTGGTTTATCTATTGAACCAATACAATA